ACCGTGGGCGAGCGGAGTCTCTGGCTTCTTGGTGGGTCCCACGCAGTGGGCTTTACTAGATTTGACCTCTATTGGGCTAATTTATTGGGCTTGAAAGTATTTGGGCCTTTGAAGATGGCCTTCTATGGATTAGGGCCCATGATGTTGTTAATGATATATGCGTTGAATATGCATTGTTGGGTTGTGTTTGGAATTCAAACGGTGAACTTTTTATTGAATACGTATGGCTCGATTACATCCATTCCCAATATCTCTGGGTTTTGAAGTACATGCATATCTATCCTCTGAACTATGTCTTCTATCTCGATCTCTTCTATATTTGCCCCGTTGTATGCGAATAGGAAATTCGCTATGATGTTCTCTTCAAATCCGTTGAAGTCGAATGGAACGTGCATGTCTTCGTACGTGTACTTGACGATCCCTTCATACTTGCTGAGCGATGGTGACTTGGTGGATACTGACCTCATGTGAATGAAGATCTTCATGTTCTCCATGATGCGAACGTCGACTGTGAACCTGACTCCCTGCTTGTTTGTTCCGCTCCTAGTCATCGTGCTTGTGTGATGGAATTATTTATTATGCATGCATTTATAGACTTAAATGTGAGATATTTGTTGTAGTTGTGTGGTTGTGAGTGATCCATTATTATGTGATCGTGCATTAAATAGATAAAGTGATGATGGAGATGTATGATATGTGATGAAATCTTTATACATGGGTGTGTGCGTATTTATACGTATTCATGAGAACAAGAAAAAGGATAAGAAAAACGTGGACTGAACTGAGAAGGAAAGAAAACGAAAGAAAAGAAAGAATTATAATCCAAGAAAGAAAATGGAAGCGCAGCGTATCGAAACAGGAAACCCGAAGAAAGAGAAAAAATAAAAAGTAACCAAAAAAAAATAAAACTCGAAAACGTCATCGTTTGAGAGGAAGAAAAAAAAGAAAAAACAAAATGAGAACCGAGAACGTTGTCGTTTGAAGGTGACTCGGTGTTTTTACCATTTACCGCGCAGTAAATGGTAAATAAGTGAAGAATAGTTAAAAACAAAAGGTAAATTGGACCCAATAGGTAAATTGGGGACCCAATATATCAGGTCCTCAATTGGTACCCAATAAATGCCTTTCCTAAAATACCCTCGCTTTTGTGTCTAATAAGCGCGTCGGAATGCGCCGATAAAGTTAACATTCTCTCTCCTCTTTTGTACTCCAATACAATTTCCCGGTGATCGGAGTCGAATTTTCCGACACGCGCGGCGGTGTGTACCCCTGGGAGGGTAGGATCCACTACGGCTACGCAGCAGCCTTAGCTACGCCGGAGCTTAGCTCGCCCACGTTCTAATATT